TCTGTAGGTTTTCCGAATCCATCAAATAATGAAAAGCTTTGCATGAATGGAATGCAGATTTTTGAGGATGAAAAACTCATGATTCTAAATTTCCGTTCTTGTGATTATGTTAAAAAGTTTCCTTTGGATTTGTTCTTCATTAAGATCCTTCTGGATGATTACAAAGTTGATATTGATAAAATTTATTGTATCTTTGGATCACTTCACATCTACAAAGGTGAAAAAATTTAATTTATGGTATGTACATTTGATTCCAGGTGTGATATAATAAATAACAGGAAAGGAAAATTCAAATGACATACTTCGACATACATCGGCATGATCAGTTTTCATTATTTGATGGATTCGGAAAAGCTACAGACGTAGCTAAACGAGCTAAAGAACTCAATTATCCTGCATGTGGATCCACAAATCATGGAAATATCACTGGCTTGGTAAAGCACTTCAAAGCTTGTTCCGAACTTGATATAAATCCCATTTTGGGAAGTGAAGTTTACTTTCAACCAAAAATTAACCACGATAAAAAATCCTTTCATTTGTGTTTATATGCAGCAAACATGGATGGATGGAAAAATCTCAATAAGTTAATTTCTGTTGGAAATCAGGAAGAAAACTTCTACTATAAGAATAAGATCTCTTTTGATCATTTAAGTAAGTATAATAAAGGGTTATTATGCTCGTCCGCGTGTATAGGAGGTCCTATTTCTCAGGCTTTTGTTTCAGGTAAGGACGATGTAGCTAAAAAGATCTGTGAGAAGTTTATTGATATTTTTGGTAAGGATAGATTCTTCATTGAGATTCAGCCTTTTGAACTTCATGACGAAGGACACGGAAAAAAGAACTTACAGATTAAAATCAACAAAAAGCTCATGAATCTTGCTGAGGAAATGGGATTGGAAGTTATTTGTACTTCTGATTCTCATTTTGTTAGAAAGGAAGATTTCCCAACTTACTTAAAACTTCATCAGATCAAAGGTTCTAAGATTGGTGAAGGGTATGCTGAAAGATATATGCCTTCCACTGAGGAAATTGAAGAACACATTGAAAAATACCATCCCGATAGAAAAAAGATGATTCATCACGGAATGAAAAAGTTCTTGGAACAAATTGGTGATTCTCGTGAGTGGTTTAGTTTTAAGCCAAACATGCCTGAATATACTGATGATCCTGAAGAAACATTCCGGTTGATGAAGAAACAATGCATTAAATTTTTACGAGCTCATGATAAATTCGATAAGAAATATCAGGACAAGCTTAAGTTTGAATTTGATGTTATTAAGTATCATGGTTTCCAGGACTACTTCATGGTAGTTCAGGAATATGTAAACTGGGCGAAGAAACATGACATTGCTGTTGGTCCTGGTCGTGGTTCGGCAGGTAATTCACTTACGAATTATGCTCTCGGAATTACGTTAGTTGATCCTGTTGTTTTTGATAATGATTTCAATCGCTTCCTCAGAAAGGATAAAAAGAAGTTCCCGGATATTGATGTGGACTTCGGACAGGACAGACGAGGTGAAGTAATTGAGCATATCCTGGAAACATACAAGGGAAAAGCAGCTCAAACGTTAACTTACGGTCTTTACAACGTGAAGAACTTAGTAAATGATCTGGTTAAGATTTGTGGATGTTCGGAAAAATCGGAAATTGAATCCATTAAGAAATATCTTTCTCAGTATTGTACGGACAGTGAGAATACGATCGATCTTGATGGATTAACTTCTGATTCTCGATACAAACGATTCAATGCACTTTACGATAACATCATTATTCATTTTGTTAAAATGTACGGGCAGGTGAGATATTTTGGAACTCATGCATCTTCTGTTATTCTTTGTTCTGATGATATCTCTTTCTCTGCTGGTTTATGCCGTATTGGAGGTAAGCAAAGGACGTCCTTCGATCTCCACGATATTGAATACCTTGGTCTTCTTAAGCTTGATATACTCGGCCTTAGTTCTGCTACTCAAGCTAAACAGTTAGAAAAGCTTACAGGAAAGAAATTCAGTTATAAAATGTTGAATGATCCTGATACAATTAAGCAATTCAATGAAGATGCAACAGGTGTTTTTCAGTTTGAAACTCGTGGATCTCTTGAGTTAATCAAGCTAATCGGAATCGATAGTTTCGAAGATGTTGTTGCTTCAGTAGCTCTTAATCGTCCTGGTCCTCTCACTTTGGGAATGCATGAACAATATGCAAGCAATAAGAAGGAAGTACCTACTGATACACCTTGGTACAAATACACAAAGAAATCTTTCGGCACTCTAATTTATCAGGAGCAGGCAATGGCTATTGCTCGTGAGATCGGTGGATATGATCCAAGTGATGCTGATAAGATTGCTAAATACGATGCTAATCACATTCCTGAGGAAGAAGCTATTAAGTATCGAAAGATGTTTGTTACCAATGCGGTAAAGAATGGTTTAGATAAAACTCAGGCAAATGAATTATTCGATTCAATGCTTGGTTATTCTTTCAACCGAGGTCATGCTGTTGCATATTCAATGCTTTCGGCAGAGCTTTGTTATTTCAAGGCACATTATCCAAATGAATTTTGGTATATTACTTTGAAAAACGAGTGGAATGAAGATAAAAAGTTCCGAGATGAAGCACTTTACATCAAACAAGGTGGTATGATTTTTCTTCCTCATGTTAACGGCCCTGTGAATTATAAACTCATTGATATTGACGGGGAAAAGGTTATTCAAAAGGGAATGACAACCATCAAAAATGTGGGTGAAAAGGCAGCTCAGTTAATTTACGAGGAACGAATGAAGAATGGAGATTTCAAGGACATTGATGATTTCATCGACCGTTGTAAATCTCGTTCTGTTACCACTCGAGTGATCGATGCTCTTGAGGATAACTTTGCTCTTTGTTTTAATCAGAAAAAATGGTATGATCAGATTAAAAAATACAATATCTCAATTTTTTCGAGAGATCGGAGTTAAATATGGATATCGAAGGAATCAAAAAGTTATGCAAGGAAATCGAAAAGAAATCAGGAGAAGGTTCAGTTTTTGTTATTGGTAAAGCTACTAATCTTGATATTCCTCGTTGGAGTACAGGAATTGAAGCTTTAGATAACATTGTCGGTGGTGGAATTCCAAAGGGAAGAATCATTGAAATCTTTGGTCCTGAAAGCTCTGGTAAAACTTCATTGGCTTACTGGCTCATGAGTTTACATAAGCTTGGACTTTATATCCCTATTGAAGGAACTTACGACGAATCAAGAGCTCTTTCTATGGGAGTTAGAAAAGGTCAGATGATTGTTCATCGTGCTCAATACGGTGAGGAAGCTATCAACGACATTATTAAATTCGCTAAGTTAGGAATTCCTATTATTTGTTTGGATTCAGTTCCGGCATGTCAACCTCGTGAAGATATTGAAAAGGTTGAAAAAGATTCTGAAAACGAAATGCGAATGGGCGGAACAGCTCGATTGTTCTCTAAAACACTTCCTTCTATAGTTCACATCTGCGAAGAAACAGGAACAACACTTATTCTTATCAATCAAGTAAGAGATAAGATGCAAGCGATGCTTTTCGCAGATAAAGATGACACTCCAGGAGGCAGGGCAATTAAGTTCTATTCTTCTGTTAGAATTAAAGTTGCTCGAAAGGCTTGGATTGATATCCCAAATAAGAATCCTGCTGTTTCGGCAGCAACAGAAAAGGTCGGAATTGTGATGAAGGCAAAGGTCCAGAAATCAAAAGTTTCTAATCCTTACGGAGAAGCAGAGCTTCCATTCTTTTTCGATCGAGGTTTTGTTAGTTTCGATGATGTGAAAGACATCAGGAACGAATTGATGAAGAAGAGAAAGGCAGAATTCAATGTCTAACTTTACAAAAGATATCAAATCAGCTACTCAAGGCGAAATGGAAGCTGTGATGATTAAGAATCGACTTGAAAAACTGTTTATTGAGGACAGAAGTGATTCTGATCGTTATGGTTTACATGCTTCAGCTATCATCGCTTCTGATGATCAGTTTTGTTATAGAGCACAGCTTCTAAGTTTGTTCTTCAGACAGAATCAAGGGCAACAGCTTCCAGTAAAACAGCTGAAGATCTTTGCTCAAGGAAATGCAATGCATGAGAAATGGTACAAACTATTTCGTAAGGCTGGCATTGATGTAGCAATTGAAAGAACGCTTTGGCTTCCTGAATATGATCTTAGTTTCACGATCGATGCTTTGTTGAATATGTTCGGAGAAGAATATATTTGTGACGTTAAGTCTCAAAGTTCCTTTGCTTTTAGAAAGACGACAAGACATCCTTCTGGAGAAAAACAGATCAATTTTTATTGTTGGGCTCTTTCTAAATATACAGGAATTCCTCATAAAAAAGGTTTTGTTCTTGTTGATAGTAAAGATGATCAGGAGATCAGAGTTATTCCAGTTCATTATGATAAAGAGAAAGTTAAGCCTTATGTATATCGTCTAAAACAAATCCAAGAAATGAAAAAGGCATTCATCGAAAACAGAGAAGTTCCTCCGAGAAAATGTAAGAATGCAGATTGCAAAATGGCTTCTACATGTTTTATGAGAGATGCATGCTTCAATGTTGGTCAAGGGAGGCGTAAGTTGAGTGCCGAGGAAAGAAAAGGCCCAGGAAAAAGCTAGAAATTCATTCAAAAAAGTTCCGTGTGTAATTGGATTCGACCAGTCATACACAAGGACAGGAATTTCTATCGCTGTGAATGGGAAACTTAAAAAGGTAACTTCAGAACCTTTCAAAGGTCTCACAAATAAGTCGCTAAAAAGAATCAAGATTGGAGAAGACACTGAAAAGGTCATTCAATCTTGTCTCAAGAAATTCGATAAAAAAGACGTAGTAATTATTGTTGAAAGGATCAGAACTTATACGGCAAGTTACGATGTAAGACCTGACTTTCTTAAGTCACAAGGAGCTCTAATCGCCGTAATAGTTGATGTAGCTTACAGATACGGAATTAAGGTCTATTCAGTTGATACAAGATGCTGGAAAACAGCTATCCTTGGAACTTCAAAACCGGTATTTGAACCAATTGAAGGAGTAAAGGATCCACAAAAATTCGGTTCCGTTCGTAAGGTTATCTCACTTGGGTTTGAGGAATCACTTCAGGTCAGGAGAGGAGGATCAAATGCAGTTATATCTCTGAATGATGATGCTGCTGATTCAGCTTGTATCGCCCTTTATGGTTTTTCTGCTCCACCTCTTAAGTTGGTTCTTGAACAATAAAAATTTTTCAAAAAAGTTTCAAAAAGGTATGTACAAATCTGGGAGACATGATATAATATAATCACAAGGTCCGGAGGGGATCTCCACTACAACTATCCGCCATAGTTGGTCTTCTCCATGGTAATCAGTTCCTCCACCTAAATTGATTGTCATCCATCTTGCCACCTCTCCGGACCTTGCCCCTCCAAATGGAAGGAATGATTAAATGCAAGTCAAAATGTACAAGGCTTTTTTAATTCAACCTGAAGGTAAAAAATATCAGGTAATTAAACCGGCAATTTTTATGTCTATCAGTCAAATGATTGATATCATAGAAAAAGGTCAGCCTTACAGAGAGATGTTCTTTGTTTATCATGAAGCTTTAGGTGATCTTATTTCTCCACTGTTACATGATAAATATGGATCAGTTCATCCCGAAATGTTCGATATCAATCCAAAAGTTTTTGGTGTTCTTTGTTATAAGGACAAAAACGGGAGGATTAGATATAAATGAAAAGATCAGGAAAGTTTTACAGTAAGAACGAAAAAGAAACACTACGAAAGTTAGGGTTAAGACCTATTTCTTTATCCGGAGCTGGATGGATAGAAAAAGAGGATGGGGAAAATGAGAACGTCTTAGTTCAACTCAAATCAACAGAAGCTTCATCATATCGTGTTGATATGCTGGACATTAAAAAGTTGGAATATCATTCTTCTGTTTCAAATAAAATTCCAGTGTTTATAATTCAATTTCTTAAGCATGATAAAATTTATGCTTTGGTAAACTTGGAAGATCTGGAAGAATTAAATGAAGCTTTGAATGGTAAAAGAAAACAAAGAACAATTAAGCTAAAACAAGAAGAGGTTGAAGAATTCGTTCAAAGAAGAAAGATTCAATCTTCACCAAAAGCAAGAGATAAATTCTTCGAAGAAAGGGAAAAGTTTTATGGCAAAAGAAAACGTGATTAGTGCCACTGGTTATTTCGATGGTAGTAATTCCAAAGGAAACTTCGATGTTCAGTTGAAGGCAAAGTTCACTGAATCTGAACTGGCTAACTCTCTTCAGTTTGTTGCTGGTATTGGAAAAATGATCAACTTAATTGCTGTTGTAGAAGGCAACAAGGTGAAGTTAGGTAAGTTCACTGTTTATTCCATTCGAGTTGATAAGGATGGTAATTGTACAGTAACATTCAAATCCAATAAGGATTCAGTTTTCATTGAAGATTTTTCTAAGATCATGATCGATGAGGCAACAATTGAATTCAAGGCTAAGATCCTTGATGAAGAAGCGTAATTAACACTTCGGTGTTAAAAATAATTTATTAAATAAAAGGAGATCTAAAACATGGCTAAGAACTACACTATGGGTCAGGCAGCTCGAATCTTTGCTGAGAACAAGGTTGAGGAAATGGCAGACATCATGCGTCGTTTCCCTTATGCTTCCATGATGCTGATGAAGCTCAATGAGGAAGGTGTTCTCTGTCTTGAGGCACTTCCCGAATTTGAGACCGTTCGTAAGCTTGATAAGCTTCGTCGTAAGGCCCTCGGCATTCTGAAGTCTGGTGATGATGAGGACGAGGATGTTCAGCCTGAGGTTGAGGAAGATGAGGAGAAGCCTGCTAAGAAGGAAAAGAAGTCTTCCAAGAAGTCCAAGAAGGTTGAGGAACCTGATGAGGACGAGGATGACGAGGACGAGGAGGAGGAAGCTCCTAAGAAGAAGTCCAAGAAGTCCGCTAAGAAGTCAAAGAAGGTCGAAGAGGATGAGGACGAAGACGAGGACGACGATGAGGATGAGAAGCCTGCTAAGAAGTCCAAGGGCAAGAAGTCCAAGAAGTCCGATGATGACGACGACGATTTCGACTTCGACGACTAAGTAAAAACCATGGTTAACAAGGACATCTAAAAACCGCCTGGGCATTCGGAATAAATCCCGATGTAAGTCCCAGGCTAGTCCTTGCATTCTGAGGATTATGAAAATTAAGAAAACATTTTGGTATTACAAGAATCTCGATTGTTCACAAAAAGAAAATAGAGTTATTCTTGTTAAAAAGTTATGTAGGATTCTCGATATAAATGAAAAACCAGATAAAGAAGATCTACGTAAAATTTGCAAGAATCTTTCGAAAAGATTAAATATCCACATTGTAAACAGACACAGAGAAAATGGAATGATTTCGATGATTTGTTTCGGCAATGAAAAAGAAATTCTTCACATCACATCAAGTTCTCCCTACGAATTATTCGCAAAATTCATTATTACTGTTAAAATGAAGTATGAGGGAAAATAAATGGAAAAAATTGAAGTTTATACAGATGGAGCTTGTTCAGGAAATCCAGGAAATGGAGGATATGCTTTTGTTATCTTGAAAGGTGAAAAAGAAATCCTTAAGTTAAGTGGATCTCAGGAAAACACAACGAACAACTACATGGAACTCAAGGCGATAGTTAGAGCTATCGAACATGTGATTTCAGAGTTAGGATCAATTCCCACAAAGAATAAAATGGAAGTTTTCATTCATTCAGATAGCGCTTACTGTATCAACCCTGTAGAAAAAGGTTGGATTAAGTTTTGGGAATCTAACGGATGGATCTCAAGAACTGGTGAGCCTATTAAAAACTTAGAACTTTGGATTAAACTCAATTCTTTGTTAAAACATCGAAAATTCGAATTCAAGTTTGTTAAGGTCAAAGGTCATTCAGGAGATAGATATAATGAAATGGTAGATAAAGCTGCCAAGAATGCTATCAACCGCTTGAATAGAGAACTATTTGCAAGCAAGGGGGCGAAGAAATGAATCTCACCCTCAAGGTTAAGTCATTCGTAATAACTGCTAATTCTGAAAAGGATGCATACATAAAAGGATGCAAGAAGTTAGCTAAGTATATGGCTTCAAAAAAGTATAAAAACTTATCATTCAAAATAGAAAGGGCTTCGGGAAATGAAAACACGTTCATTTTTACGATGTTCACAAATTTAGATCTGGGAGAAGAACAAAAGATCTTCTGTAAAACATGCAGAGATTATCATTGTAGCTTTTTCGTAAACGAGGATTATAATTGTTCAAGATGCAATTTGAGAAGTTTCTTAGAAAAAGCAGAACAAAAATCTCGGATCTCCAAGTCATTCTATAAACGCGAAATGAAGGATAAAGGAGAATAAAACGAGATGAGAGTCCCTGTTGAAAACAGTTTATATACTGAAGAAGAGCTGTTGAAAATGTCCAAAAAGAGAGCGGTCGAAGGACTATCAGAAAAGGTTCAACGATTTTGTGAATTCTATGTTGAAGGACACAACAGGAAAATGGCTCTCAAAAAAGCTGGCTTCTCTCAAGGAACAATTGAGGGAGGACAAGGAAATTATGCTTACAAAATCTTAAGAGACGAGAATGCAATTCGTTATATCATGTGGCTAAAAGTCCGTGTGATGAATGCCTCTTTGGTCAATGCAATCGATATCATTGATCATTGGGTTCGAATTGCTTTTTCTGATATGACAGATTTTGTTGATATTTTTCCTCATAGCATTCGTTTAAAGCCTGTTTCAGAAGTCGATGGTCAGTTAATCAAATCGATCAAATCAGGTCGTGATGGTGTTTCAATTGAGCTTTACGATAAGTTAAAAGCTCTGGATTCACTCGCTAAATATTGCAGCGATATGCCTCAGGAATGGAAACAGAAACTTGAGGAAAGACGAATGGATCTCATGGAACAGGACTTCGAACTTAAGAAACGTCAAGTGGAAATGGACAATCCTGAAGTTGAGGATGATGAATTCATTGAAGCTATTAAGGCTTCTACAGAAGCCGTTTGGGATGAAACATAAAAATATTTGAGAAATTTTCAAAAAAGTATGTACATTTCAAAACGGCATGATATAATATAATCATCCCAAAGGTAAGGGATAAGATAACTAAAAGATAAGGAGAATATTAAAATGGCTACTACTATTACTCGTGAGGCTACTTGGAACAAGGTCGGCACTGATATCCGTGAGGCTAACTCGGTCAAGGAAGCTCTTCAGATCTCTGGTCTCGATTATGAAGTCGTTAAGGCTCCGATTTACCTTTCCAATGGTCATCGAATCAAGGATCAGTTCGCTACCAAGAAAAAGGGAACTGATGAGGTTTTCGGAATTGTTGGTAAGGATTATACCATCGTTCAGAATGAAGAAGCTTTCTCTTTTGTTGATGGTATTATCTCGGAAGGTCTCACTTTCGTTAAGGCCGGCGAAACTTCCTACATGAATTACATCATTGCTTCTCTTCCGGAGCAGTACATCCTTGATGATAAGTTCAAGCCTTACATCATCTTCCAGAACTCTCACGCTGGTGCTACCACTCTTAAGGCTGCTATTTGCCCCTTACGAATCGTCTGCCAGAATCAGTTCACTATGGCATTCCGGAATTCCGAAAATAAGATTTCGCTCCGCCATAGTTCTTCTATCCATGAAAAGATGGATGAAGCTCAGCACATCCTTCAGTTCAATGCAGAATACATGGATAGCTTCAACAAGATGGCAACAAAGATGGCAGCTAACAAGATTGGTGAGGAAAAAGCCCTGGAAATCATTGATAAGTACTTCCTTGTTGATGATAATGCTTCTACTCGGAAGGTTAACTCCAACGAGGAAAAGAAAGTTATTCTTCTCAATGCTTATAACGCAGAAGATAACCAGAACTTCCGTGGAACTCAGTGGGGACTGATCAATGCTTTCAGTGATTATATCACTCACGTGGATCCCGCTCGTAAAACTAACAAATCCAATATTTCTAAATTCGTTAACGTCACTTTTAACAATGGCCTGATGAATAACTTCATTAACATGGTTCAGGAATACGTATAAAGAGGAGGGAGGAAACTCCCTCTTCAAATAGAATTAAGGAGTTAAATAAAATGGAAAACGAAAAGATCTATCCCGTTGAAGTTGAATGTGTTCGATGCGGTAACAAGTTTGTTATCAGTCCTGGTGAACAGAAGTTCTGCAAGGATCGCGGATTTAATCTCCCTAAGAGATGTCCAGAATGCAGAAAGCTTCGTAAGAAAATTGAGGTTAGAACATGTATCGATTGTAATGGCGAATTCGAGATCAATGAACTCGAGAAGGAATATTACATCGAACATGAATGTGAACTCCCTAAGAGATGCCCTGAATGCAGAAAGTTCTATAAAGAAAGAACTTCTAACAATTAAGAATTGAAAGGGAAAAGATTATGAATACGTTGAAAATCATTGAAAACGAGCTCATTGAAGTTGGAATTAACCCTTGCAACTCTGGATTCTATTACTTAATTCATGCAATCAATTACTACTTAGAAAACAACAAGGAGTTCTACGAAGTCAGTATTACCAAAGAACTCTATCCTTATGTAGCTTCTAAAAATGTAGGAGGAAAATCTTCTCCCTCTCGTGTTGAAAGATGTATTCGTCATTCTATCGAGAAGTTATACAATGAAACTTACACAAATCATCTTCAGTCTGTGATTGATATTAGATCTGGTAAGCCTACGAATTCAACCTTCATCGCTTATTTACTCATCAGAGTGAAGAATAAGATCAATGATGGAGCTAACTAAAAGAAGACTTGATCCTTTTGAAGAAGAAAGAAGAATGAGTTTATATCGGCAAGGACTTTCGGATTATCAAATTGCTGAACAAACTTTTTATTCTGTTACAGCTATTTCTCAGTGGAGATGGTCAAGAGGACTTCCTGCTAATCACTTCACTAAGCAAAAGCTAACTCAAAAGGAACAAGAAAAAAGATTGGAACTCTACAAAAAAGGATATGGCGATGGAAAGATCGCTAAAGAATGTGGAGTTTCAAAAGGAGCAATTGCTCAATGGCGATGGAAAAAAGGATTAAAAAGCAATTTCAAGAAAGGACAACATGAAAACTAATAGATACGAAATCACAGTTTTCGATAGTGAAAGCAATTCAAGATTCATTGTTTCGATGTTTGCAACTTGTATGACTCATGCAGCCGTAAAGGCAAAAAGTGAAATTGTTCGAAAAGGAATTGCTAAATCTGAAAACTTGTGCATTCGAAACATTTACTCTTGTTCATAACAAACAGGAAACAAACTTAAAAGGAGAGGTCCGTTTCTTCTATTTTTGTTAAACAACTGTTTGTTATAAATGGTTCTCAAATTGGTAGGGAAGAGATTAAATTGGATACGAAGTAAAAGAAAACATTTGACATTTTTAATTCTAAATAAAGGAGTTGAATATGTCTCCTTTCGTTGGTATGTCTTTCTCTCAAACACAACACGAACGCCAAGATCCAAGCCATTAAAAAAATAAAAAGGAGATAAACAAAATGCCTAAAAGAATTTCACATGAGGAACATAATAAAAGATTGAATCTCTGGGGAAAAGGATACAGCGATAAAAAGATAGCTCGTGAATGTAACGTAAGCAGTCAGGCTATTGAACAATGGAGAAAAAAGCACGATATTCCAGCTAACTATAAAATGTTCGATATAAGGAACAACAAATTCATTTAGTTGGAGGAAATCGGTGGATCATTACGTTGTTGAAATATTAAGATACAACGACTTGGAAAAAATCAAAATTCATGTTAGTGCTAAAAATCTAAATCAAGCCATGATTAAAGCATATGAGTTTTGTTATAATGCTTATGAATGTACTATTTGGTTAATATCAGCTTATAAGGAATAAAAGGAGTAAGTCCACTATGAAATGGAAACAGTTATCAAAAAAGCAATTACAGCTACTTACATGGTGGACAAAGGAAAGTCCTTATTCTTCTTATTCTGGCGTTATCGCAGAAGGTGCGATTAGATCTGGCAAAACTCTAGTCATGAGTACTTCATTCTTATTGTGGAGTATGTCAGAATTCAATAATCAAGTGTTTGCTATATGTGGCAAGACGGTTGGTTCATTGAGACGAAATGTTATTACTCAGTTAAAAGAAGTAATGAATGGCAGAGGATATAAGGTAATTGATAGACAATCAGATAATAAGCTAATAGTAGTAAGAGGGAACAAACGAAATACTTACTATCTATTCGGTGGTAGGGATGAGAGGTCCCAAGATCTAATTCAAGGTATTACATTGGCGGGCGTACTTCTTGATGAGGTCGCCCTTATGCCGCGTTCGTTTGTTGAACAAGCTTTAGGTAGATGTTCAGTAGAAGGATCTAAGGCATGGTTTAACTGCAACCCGGAAGGACCTCAACATTGGTTCTATCAAGAGTGGGTAAAGCTTGCAGATAAACGTAAAGTTCTAAGAATCCATTTCAGGATAGAGGACAATCTTTCATTAAGTCAGGATATAATTGATCGATACAACACCATGTTTAGCGGCATATTCTATAGGAGATTCATTCTCGGTGAATGGGCCTTCGCTGATGGTGTTGTATATGATTGTTTTGATATAAATAAAAACACTTATTCTAATGAAGATAAAGATAAGATACTTCCTCGAATTATTCAAGATAACGACCCGTTCGATGGATATCCAATCTATGGCGTTGACTATGGCGTATTCAATCCACAAGTTTATCTCGAGTGTTATAAGTACTCAAAGCCAGGAAAAAGGGTGCCATACTTCTATATTGAAAAAGAATACTATTACGATAGCCGAAAGAAAATGAGGCAGAAAACGGACGATGAATACATCGATGATTTCATTTCTTTTGTTGGTGGTAAACACTACAAATCAATGGTCGTTGATCCTTCAGCAAGTTCGTTAATCGTTACAGCTCATAAGAGAGGAATCACTACTCGAAAAGCTAACAATGACGTAACTAATGGGATTAGAATGGTTTATACTTTGTTGAATACAGGACACATTCTAATCAATAGAGATAATTGCCCTAATCTCATAGCTGAGTTAGGTTTATATATTTGGAATGAAAAACGTGGAGAATCGGGAAAGGAAGAAGTTGTGAAACAGCATGACCATGCACTCGACGCGTTAAGATATGCTATATATACGACTACTCCTGATTCACTTGTATTTGGTACTAATTAAAATGCACACAAGAAGAGATTTTATTCGGAAAGTAATAGCTAATTTGAATCATGTTGTTGTTTCCAAGCGTTATGATTATATAGCTAATCACAAAGGAAACGAATATTTGGTATTCCGTCGTTTGTATGAAGGTAAGCCATGGGAACTGATTATTCGAATTCCTGATGATACGCTTGATTCAAAGATATATGATTGGAAATACACACAAGCTAATAAAATTCAAAGATACAAAAACGATCCTAAACACGGAAATCGGTACATTCAAATTGATCAGGAGTGAGTTATGGGAAATAAACATGGAATTCGTAAGAAAAACTTACGTACTTTTGATGGAGCTCCAGGAATCCTGAATAATAAAGCAGAAGTGATTTCTGTTAAAAGGGCGCTTGATGCCTATAGCAATCCTCCTGCTAACTTAGGAATTGGAGCTAATAATTTGGTTCAAACTTCCAAATATGTAATGCAAAGATTCACATGGGACTATTATACGTTAAACATCTTATTCAGGGACAACTGGATTGCTAAGGCGATCATTGAAAAGCCTGCTAATGAGATGATGAAGAACGGATTCAAGATTCAGTCCGAGCTTGATCCTGATAAGATCGACGAAATTATGAGAGTGTGGACTTCCACAAAAACGAATAAGAAGTTCCTCCAGTGTTTGAAATGGTCTCGTTTGTATGGTGGTTGTTTGTTAATACCGATGATTGAGGGACAGGATGATCTTTCTACTCCTCTGGATCTCGATACGGTAATGCCAGGAAGTTATAAAGGTTGCTTCAATATTGATCGTTGGTCTGGAGTTAGTCCTTCACTTGAGTTGGTGGATGATATTTCGGATCCTGATTTCGGACAGCCTGAATATTACGTAGTTACTTCAGCCCCGGATAACTTTAGCACAAAGATTCATCATTCTCGTGTTATTAAGATGATTGGTCGTGAATTACCCTACTGGGAAGAGATATCTGAAACTTACTGGGGTGCTTCGGAACTTGAACATGTTTATACAGAGCTCAAGAAACGCGATGATACTTCGGCAAACATTGCTTTCTTAATCTTCCTTGCTAATATCCGCACTTATTCAATGCAGGATCTCGGTCAGGCAATCAGCATGGGAGATCAGGAAGGACTTCAGAGAGTATATGATACGATGCGTGCCATGAATCAAGTGATGTGTTCGACTGGTATGCTGGCAATCGACCAGGACGACAAGTTCGAGGAACATCAATACACATTCACTGGCATCAATGATGTTTATGAGTCGTTTATGTTGGATATCTCTGGTGCGGCTGAAATTCCTATTGATAAGTTATTTGGTCGTTCTCCCACTGGTTTTAATTCAGGTGAGGAAACACTTCAGAACTATTACGACACGATCGATGAAAAGAGAGAAACTTACGTACGTGATCCTCTGGAAAAGCTCATGAAGATCATCACGATGTCTGCCCTTGGTAAGATTCCTGATGATATGACGATTGAGTTTAATCCTGTTAGAAGGTCCTCTGAGAATGAACAGGCTGATCTGGCTCAAAAATACACAGGAGCTATTTTGGATGCCTTCAATGGTGGACTTGTTAATAGGTCTACAGCTCTCAAGGAACTCAAACAGTCCGCTACTCTTACTAATATGTGGACAAACATCACTGATCAGATGATTGAGGATGCAGAAAAGGAAGATGAGCAGAAAGCCAAAGAGGAAGAAGATAATAAAAAAGAACTTGAATCTGGACTCAATGATATCATAGGAGGGAAAACTGATGTTCGAACACCTGAAAGAAAAGAACAGGAAGAATAAGCTCCTCAAAGAAGCATTCAAACAGGCAGGAACTCCGTTATGGTTTGTCTTTTATGAATCCAATGATGAAAACGGTTCGGTAAAAGTTTATGCTTCTACTGATCATGAGGCACGTGAAAAAGCAAATTTCATGATTTCTGATATCCTTCAAGGTCGTGATTTTGTTATAACTGGGACGGCAGCAATTTGAAATATTTTTCAAAAAGGGGTTTACAAATCTGACGAACATGGTATAATGGAACTACAATCAAAAGAAAGGATTCGATTCTATGAAAACTTTACTCATCTTTGCCTTGGTTTCTTTCGGCGTCAATTCCTTCATGAAGTACTTATTTGTTTTAGATGGGAGTGATCATTTCTAATGTTAAGTTTAGAAGAACACATCGGAATTGCTCACTTCACTCTTTCATGTGACAACTACATGAGGCAATTCAAACATCACAATAGAGAAGAACTCCGTCAGGCCAGAAGAAAGAAGCTTCAAAATATAGCCGATTTCTTCCTCGGAGCTCTCCTCATGATTGATATAATCTTATTCATTCTATTTGTTAAAAAGATCTCCACTCCGGAAGGTAAAGATTTACCCCCGACAGAACCAACTGTGGTAAGCACTACATATCACAAAGTCGAATCTGTCGAGGTAAAAAATGTTAAAAATGTAGAAAAGCTTTCTGCAGAGGATGCAGATGATCCCAAATATAATATCTTGGCTACATATCCCGATCCTCTACAGAACCTTTCTAATTCAGCCACATTCAAGGTCACTCACTATTGTGGTTGTCCAAAATGCTGTGGATCATGGAGCTCCGGATCTGAATCGGTAGCATACGGCTGCAAGGGAGATAAGTTAGTTTCCAACTACAGCATAGCTACCGACCCTAAAATTATCCCATACGGAACTTTGTTATACGATTCAGAAGGCAACTCATACATGGCACAAGATACCGGTTCAGGAGTGAAAGGATATCACATCGATCTTTTTGTTGGAGATCATCAAGAAGCTTTAAGATTAGGCGTACAAGAGAAGGAGTTGTTTTGGTAATGGATAGAGATGATTATTTGATTAAAGAACTTTCTACTGAAATAAAAGTGCTTGAATCAAGAGCTCGACTCATTGAAGAAGCTTCATTTTGGTTGAGCATTGCGAAGATTTATCTCGATACAAAAACGATGCACGGTATTTCAGAATGTAATAGTATTTGTGAATGTGTTGAAAAGATGCGTTTAAAATAAGTATGTACAAAGTAAAAGTTGTGTGTTATAATTGATACATCAAATAAAGGTGATAACGGAGATAACAATGAACACAATTGATAGAGCTATTAAGATTTGTGATGAAGTAAGATATAAAGTTGAAAAAGGTGATATTAAAACAGACAAAGTTACGAATATGGGAATTTACAATGAATCAGATATGAAGTCTATTATCAAAGGATATCACTTCAACGGAATGTTCTACGAAAAGAAAAATAGCAATACGATTTACATTGTTACAAAAGTAAATTAAAAGGAGTGAAAAGCTATGGATTTCAAGAAAACAATGGACAAGGCGATCAGGTCTTGTGATGCTGATTATATTGTATCAGTAAAAGAAGCAAGCGATAGAGATGCTTCAAGAGTTATTGGCATTGCACAAGAAATTGGGTTTTCTACTGTTGATAGAGGATATACAATTGTCCTCAAAGACGGAGACGACAAAATGTATTCTAAATTTAAGAGAGAAATCGTTGGAATTAAAGGAGTGAAAGTTTTATGAGATATGATCCTATTATGTGTATGATGGTTCCGGATACTGTTAAAACACATGACGAACTTTCTTTGGCTCAGAAGAAACAAGTAGTTACTGAGCTTAATGGCTTTTTGAAGAAAAGCTATAACTTCAGTGATGAAAGTGAATATGCGAGAGCTTATGAAGACCTTCGTCACATGTTCACTACGGGAAGCAGAAAGTCCATTTCTGGTCTGTTTGAAAATGCAGTAAAAAAGACTGGTTCTCACGATTCTGCTTCCGCTCTCGATAAGGCAATCAAGACAGCAGATGGTGCGACTGGTGATAAGCTTTACGCTGATGTGAAAGCAATCTATAACCTTTTTAGCAACATTTTGCTTACGTATTCAAACGAGCAGAGTGTTCAAAAGCTTGCAAATGAAGGTACTAAAAAGTGCCTCGAGCTTGCTGCTAAAGTGAAAGGCGTTCGTGATGAAGCTATCAGAAGTTGTGATGAACAAATTCGGTTAGTAAAAACAATCAGTAAGAAAAATGGCTATGCGATTCACATTGTTGAAAGTGGTTATGGTGAGCAAATCGTACTGACTTTCCCTAATGAAAGTTATGCTGATCCACACATGTGGCTTGGTCCGAATAATTCTTCTAATATTCAGAGAGCAAAAGCGTTGCTTGAAGCGTTTTCAAAATGAGGTGATATAAAATGAGTGCTTGGGATAAAGCTATTGAGGTTGTATCGATGTACGAAAAGTACGATTCAAAGAGAATGGCTATTGAGATTCGATCCAAGATCAATGAAGAAAACGATGCAATCAATAGTTATTTATCTTTGTTACCACATATCACTGATCCAGAGATTTACAGAATCATTCAGGACATTGCTAATGAAGAAAAGGTTCATGTTGGTGAACTTCAATCTATTCTTTACAATTTGGATCATAATGAGTTGACAAAAGAAAAAGAAGGAAGAAAAGAAAATGCCTTATAAGTCTGAAGCACTATGAAATATTCTATCTGGAACCAAACTCGACGTATTGAAAATGAATATGTAAAATCGCTTTATACTTTGTGTGATATGTTCAGAAAGATAGCTGAATCAGTTGGAGAGGATCAAGAATTATATCGCCAAAGAATGAACAATTTTCAGAATTCATATCAATACGAAAAATTTATCACTTCTGCTGTTAAAAGGATGGTTACTCCTCTATCCTCTATCAATGAACAAACGTGGAGGAAGGCGGCACGTAAATCAACTCGATCAAAGTTCCTCTACGGTTTGTTGATAGATGATATAAAGCAGAATCATGAATCTATGATCAACGATCAGATCATTACAAATGCTTCACTAATCAGAACACTTCCTAACGACGTCGCTGAAAAGGTAGTAAAAAATATAGTTGAAGAAGCTATCAAAGGAAAACGAGCTCGGTCTATTGAAAAGATTATCAGACAAGACACTGATAAACATTCAAGGGCCTCAGCTCGCTTAATAGCAAGAACGGAAGTTGCTAAGACTCAATCAGCTATTACTAAATCAAGAGCACAGAATTTGGATATGCATTGGTATGTCTGGAGGACAGCTCTTGATGGTAATAGAGTTCGTAAATCTCATCGTTTAATGGAAGGTGTGATTGTTAATTGGAATGATCCACCTTCTCCAGAAGAACTTGCCGGTGAACAGAGTGTTGGACATTACCATGCAGGAAACATTTGGAATTGCAGATGCTACTCAGAAGTACTTCTTGATGTTGACGATGTTAAATGGCCACACAAAGTTTACAGGAATGGACAGATAACAAAAATGAACAAAACAGAATTTATGAATATCATGTAACTCCCGTGCACGTCGTTTTAAACGTCCGATACTATACTCTATAGTATATTATTGTTATAATAAGAAATAATACTAATCATGAATAATTGTGGATTCGATACAGAAGCATTCGGAATATTTTATCAAGTCGATCCTTCTGTTTTAAGTGATGAAGATGGTTATAATCTTTCACATGTGAAGAATATGAGAGTAGATCTCAGTAATCTATCTGCTGATCTTACAATTTCTGATTTTAATCATATGAAAATCGGTGTTCATTACAAGCTTATTGCTACTAATGGAGCTGAAACAAAGAATCAGGTTATTTTTCCTGCAAAAACTACTCTTTACAGTGGATATATCGAAGCTGTAAATGGCATGACAGTTGTGTATGATTTCTTCACTGATGGTTATTCGATTTATTGTGAAAGATCTATTTATTCATAACATTACTAATTACACTTATGTTTGAAGGTATGTACAAATTCAGATAACATGGTATAATATAACAAGGAGGATAAAATATCCTCTAAATCAATTGGGAGGTTCGTTAAGTTGTCGAGATACTACTACGCATCTAAGATTTCCGATAACATTTCCGTAATGGATAACGGATGTCTCATTTGTTTTAACGTTCCGATCGCTCGAACTGGAGTTTACAAATACTTAAGGGAAGAGCTGGGGCTTGATGGACAAGGAATTGTGGAGGTTCATAGAACTCCCGAGGAAGTGTTCAACAAGGTCGCGATGGCTTCTTTTGAAGGCAAAGCTTTTACAGATACTCACCCAGCAGTTGATGTTACTTCAGACAATTGGTCGATTTACAGCAAAGGTGAGGTCGTTAATGTTCGTAGAGGCGAAGGCGATCAAAACATCTACTTGATGGCTGACATTATTGTTAGAGATCCTGTTGTAATTGATGAGATTCAGTCGGGCGTGAAGAGAGAGATTTCCTCTGGATATAATTGCTGTTACGTAGAAGAAAATGGCAAGGTATACCAAAAAGAAATTAGAGGAAATCATGTAGCTCTTGTTCAGGCTGGAAGGGCTGGATCTCATGTTAGAATAAATGATCAGAAAACAAAGCCTGAAGTTACACAAAAGTACTTATTCGTTAAGAAACTCGATAAAGCTATTAAAAATTGTAATTGTTGAATAGGAGGTCAAAATGGCTAATAACGCTAAGGTCATGGAATCTATCAAGAACTTCCTGATCAAGATGAAGGCCAACGATGAAGCTATTCCTGAGGAGCTCGCCCAGGATGCTTGCGAGATGGTCGAAGAGGTCAAGGATGCTCTTTGCGAGGATGAGGATCCCATTGAGACTGAGAATCCTGCAGAGGATGAGGATCCTGAGGAAAAGGAAACTGAGAAGATTGACATCGACAAGAAGGTCGAAGATGCCATGGTCAATGTCATGCGTAAGTATGGACTGATTAAGGACGGCGCGATGGCTGCTCTTGATGAGCTTGAGAATAAGCTCGGTGAAGAGGAGACTACTGATGTTGATGGCGAGGAAAAGGTCACTGAGGATCCTGAGAAGATCAATGATTCTGCTAAGCGTGAACTCCTTCGCCAGATCAAGCCTGTGATTGCCAACGTGAAGGATGCTAGACAGAGAAAGGCTCTTGCTGATGCGTTTGCTAAGTCCATGAACATGAGTTCTACTACTGCTGATTATGGTGCTATCTTCAAGGCTTCCAAGTCCGCCGTCAAGGATTCAGCAATTAAGAAGCAGTCTTTTGTTTCCGATGAGGATTTCGGTATGCAGATTGCTCGTAAGTATAATCCCCACTACATGAAGGAGGAGAACTAATATGCCCGGTAAAGTTATTGGTACTTCGATGAATGTCGGTTATCCCGGCACTCAGTCTCGTCAGGCTGATGCGATTATTCAGAATCGTGTTGCTGATGGCGCTATCGCTTTTGGTCTTGCTGTTAAGCTGACTGCCGCTAACAAGTGGAAGCAGATTGGATCTGGTGATACTGCTGCTAATGTGGCTGGTATTGCTGTTCGTGAGGTTGTTCAGGCGAACGTTTACAATCCTCAGTCCAATCCTGATTATCTTGACGGAACTCCCGCTGATGTTATGGTCCGCGGCAACTGCATTGTTAAGTGCCAGAAGGGTACTCCTACTTCTGGTTCTGCGGTTTACGTTCGAATCACTGCTGATGATGCTCATCCCGAATATCTTGTTGGTGGTTTCGAGGCTGCCGCTGATGGTGCTAAGACCGTTCAGGTTACGAACATTGAGTGGACTACTGGCGTGATGGATTCCAATCTCGCTTGTGAGGTCACTGTTAAGACCCGTGCTAAGGGTTAATTCTACAGGAGGTTAATGAAATATGCCTAATATTATTCAGACTCGTGGCGAAGCTTTCGGCGCTTCTAATGGTATTCTGACTATGCAGGATGCCGCTCTTGGTTCTGGTATTCGAACCATTGATGCCGCCGGCATTGCTACCGGTATGGCTTTCCTTGAAGGTGAGCTTGAGAAGCGTGATCCTAAGATCCGTGAACCTCTCACTTCTGTTACTTGGCAGCGTGATATCGTTGCTGATACTGGTGGCGGTTGGGTTGACTTCACCTCCACGATGGATGTCGACTATGCCACTTCTGCTCCTAATGAGAACTCTCTTGTTGGTGGTGCCACTGATGTTCTTCCTACTGTTCAGGCTAACATCAATAAGGACGTCTACAAGGTGTTCACTTGGGCGCAGGCAATGAAGATTCCTTTCGTGGATTCTCAGAAGTTCCAGACGATCGGTCGTTCTATTGATTCGATTCTGGACAAGGGTATCCGCCTAAATTACAATAAGTCCATCGATCAGCTTGTTTACAAGGGTTTCACTAACGTCGGCATTACTGGTCTGATTAACAATCCTTCTGTTGTTAGATCTGATGCTGTTGCTGGTGCTTCTGGTGAGACTACTTGGGATAAGAAGACCGTTGATGAGATCCTTTGGGATGTCAACAAGGCAATCACTGAGGCTTGGGCGGCTTCTGAGTACGATGACGGTGCTATGGCTAACCACATCCTTCTCCCGCCGAACAAGTATGCTTATCTGGTTTCCACTCGAATCGGTACTTCCGGTGATGAGAATATTCTCTCTTATCTGTTGAAGAATAACATGGCCGCTCAGCAGAACAAGAAGCTGGATATTTATCCTTGCCGTTGGTGCTCTGGTGCTGGTACCGGTAACAGTGATCGAATGATGGTCTATGTTAATGACAAGGACTTCTGCTATTTCGATCTTCCTGTTCCCCTTACCCGTGCTATGACTCAGCCTTCCGCACTTCAGTTCAGCTACATCACCGTTTATGCGGCTCAGATGGGTCAGGTCAAGACACTCTACACTCAGCCTCAGCGTTATGTTGATAAGATCTAATTAAACAGAAAGGGAGTTAAATAGATGAGTACAATCAGAATTTATTCTAAGGCAGCTTTCGCCTTTGGTCCTGGAGCCCAGCAGGGCACTGATGTGATCGATAGTTTTGTTACCGTTCCGGGCGCTTTCCAGGATATGCCCGAGAAGTACGCTCAGGATCCCACCTTCAAGAGAGCGGTTCAGTTCCATGAGGTTGAGATTATTGAGAAGAAGTCTTTCGCTCAGTCTCAGCAGGTCAAGGCCGAAGTTGAAACTACTGCCGAGGATGAAAATGAGGACGACACCGCAGTTGATCCTGTTGAAAAGTTCTATGAGGAACTTAAGGGAATGAACAAGGAGCAGACTGCAGAGCTCGCTAAGAAGTATGGCGCTGAGTTTGTTGAGGGTGATGCACTCAAGATGAACAAGAAGCGCGTGATGGAAGCTTACAAGCTCTCCATTACTGAGGAATAATTGAAAGGAGGCACCTCTATGAATATTTCGATTCAGAACATTTTAGGAGATTCCAATAATGCTTACATGATGATGGAAATTTTTAGAGGTGCCTCTAACGTTATTCTTACTGACAACCCTGAATTTACAAGAGAAGATTTCAGTTCTATTTTCCCTGTTTTTAAGCTCCAAGATGGAACTGAAATTAAACAGGATGAAATTCCTACTGAAGTTTACAATCTGTTCTACAACATGGCAAATAAATCTCTTAAGTATGATAGATTCAAGTCTCAATGGAAATATTGCATGTGCCTCTACATCGCTCATTACATGACTCTGTTTTTGATGACTCAAAACGGAGATCCTGGAGCTCAAGCTGCTCTTGCGGGATCACTTCCCAGAGGTATTGCTTCTTCTAAGTCTGTTGATGGTCTTTCTATTAGTTACGATTTCATGGATACTGCAAGTGATCTTAAGGGATACGGAACTTGGAAATACACTATCTACGGACAGCAGTTAGCCACAATTACCAAGATGTATGGTCATGGTGGAATGTGGGTGATGGGATGAAATTCGACATTCACGAAGAAGCTAACAATATGTCAAAGATTCTTGAATCGATGCAATTCATAAGAGATCATGATGTTTATGTTGGAATTCAGCAGAAAGATACTTCAAGAGAAGATGACGATGTTACGAATGCAGAGCTTCTATTCATTCACACAAATGGTTCTCCTGTGAATAATATTCCGCCAAGACCTGTGATCGAACCAGCTATCAGAAGTGATAGAAAACGGTTATCTTCGATGATGAAACAAGCTGCCAAATACGCTTTAGATGGTATGAAATCTGAGGCATTGAGGCAGCTTGAATTGGTAGGAACAAGAGGACGAGATGTATCAAAAAGATGGTTTGTAAATCCTGACAATAACTGGCCTCCGAACTCTGAAGCTGTTCAAGAAAGAAAGAGAAGAAAAGGAGCTACAAATCCTCGACCTTTGATTGATACAGGAGAATTAAGAAATTCAATTTCGTATTTTGTTAGAACTAAGGAGGGCAGAAAAAATAGATGATCAATATAGCTGAACTTATTGGTGACCCTGATTTCTGTCAACCTAATGGAATCAACATCACAAGAACGACTGTAAGAATTGAAAATTTCAAACAAGTTGAAAATCCTGTCGAAATGAAACTTGTAGGAATTATTACAGTTGATAATGAAAATGAGGATTCTCTTTTGAGTGAGGCAGATCTCAATTCGGAAAGAATTCATATTTTTACTTATGATAGATTGAAAACGGTCGGAATTGATAAGATTGATGGAAATGAGTATGCAGCTGATATTGTTCATTTTAATGGAAACGATTATATTGTTCGTTACTGTTTGGATGATGCACAATACGGATTCTGCAGATCTACTGCAGTTAAACTTAGAGCTGATACGATGTAAGGTGATACTATGGCAAATAGAATTGTTTCTCTTGATGATTTAGATATCTTGTTTGCCAAGTTCATTCAGGATCAACTTGAATTGGAAGATGGTCAAGTAAGAATATCATATCAGCAAAGAGGTCAAAAGTTTTCTCAAATTAACAAAGATGTTGTTTATGTAAAAGTATTTCAGGAACAAGATGAAAGATATGTTTACAAACAAAGAAAAAGGAGCTATGACAGTGAAACAGAGCGTGTGACAACATCTCAATCTGCTATGAGAACTCTTTTGTTGCAGGTTGTATTTTACGGTCCTAACTCTGGTGTTCTATCTACGACGCTAAATGAACGTTTTTATTTCGATTCTGCTAAGCAGTTTCTTTATGAAAACAATTTAGCCTTAGTTCCTGATCTTACTGACTTTCAGAATAAAACATACGAAAAGATCAACGATCAATGGTGGAATAGATCCGATTTGAAACTCAGGTTTTATAATTCTGTTACCATTGATGAACTTACAAAAACGATTGAAAGTACTGATATCAATTATGACATTGACGGAATTAAAATAATTCATGATAAGGAGGACAATTAAATGAGTGTCGCTCTCGATAGAATTGTTGATGTTAGCATTCAGGTAAGCAATCCTGCTGCTATTCAGAGTGATTTCAGTCTCGGACTCATCATCGGCAATTCTAATGATCAGTTCAAGGGGAAGTATAAAGTTTACAATCATTATGATTATCAGACGACAATGGTCGCTGATGGTTTTGCTACGACCGATCCTACTTACAAGAAAGCCGTTGCTTATTTCTCTCAGAATCCTAAGGCAAAAACTCTTGCCGTTGCTGGTCTGAATGATTCGGAAACTTATGACAATGCTTTCACAAGAATTCGAGGACTCAGTGATAAGTGGTATTCTTTCTGTTTTACAACTGATCCTTCTGAATCTCAGGCTCTTTCTGTTGCTGCTCTTGTTGAAGCTGCTAAGTCTCCCACTCAGTTTATTTTTAGAACTGCAGATGAAAATTGCTTGAAGTCTGGGACTCAGCAGGTTCTTTCTAAGATTCAGGCTTCTAAGTATACCAGAACATTTGGTTTCTACGGAACAGATGTTAACTTAGATGCCGCCGTTATGGGTATGATTAGTGGACACAATTCAGCTAAGAACAACTCTGCTTACACGGCCGCTTATAAGTCTCTTGTTGGTGTGACTGCTGATAATCTTACGGGTGATCAGCTTACAAACCTCACTTCTTACAACGGAAATGCTTATACTAATTTTGGTAATAAGTATGATTTCGTTTATCCCGGAATTTCTGCCGGAAGCTATCATTTCGATGAAATTTATCTGATTGATTCCGCTAAGTTCTATATTCAGCAGTATGTTGTTTCTGGCATGACTTCCATGCTTAAGGTTCCTCAAACTGAAGATGGTATTTCTACTATCGTTTCGTTTGTTCAGCAGGCATGTATGAAGTTGAATCAGATTGGTTTGATTTCAAGTGGAATTTGGAAGGCTGATCCTGTTCTTAATCTTGAGACCGGTGATGCTGTTCCTGATGGATTCTACATTCAGTACGGTTCCATTGCTGATCAGACTGCATCAGAGAAAGCAAGCCGTATTTCTCCGCCGATTTACGTTGCACTTCTTTCTTCTGGTGCTATTGAACATGTTCTTATTGATGTTTATGTTGAGCGATAAGGAGGGATAAAATATGTCTTATCAGCAGAGAACTTTTGTTTACTCCTTTGAAGATACTGTTGTGACAATCAGTCATCCTTCTGTTGGAGTTTATTCCGCTTACGGTACTGGCATTGGAACTCTTTCTGTTAATATGTCTGAAAACGTTACTTCCCATGAGGTAGCTGCTGATCAGTCTGTTATTGTTAGCAAGCATGTTAAACGTAACGGTACGGTGAACTTTGATATCTCTCAGGTCAGTGATTTCAATACTTGGTTGAAGAAGTTCACTTCTTACATTGAAGAAGCTGATGCTTCTGAGTTCGCTCTGGCAACTATTTCTATTTCGAATAAGACGACTGGAGATAATTATTATTGCACTGGTGTATCTCATCAGAAGATTGCTGATAATAGCCTTCAGTCTCAGGCTCAGAATAGAAGCTGGGTGCTTATGTGCGCTCATATCACTAATAAGTAAGAAAGGAATTAAAAATGGAAAATATTAGTTTTTCTCCCAAAAAGCGTGAAACTTATACGACTTATGAAAATGAAGGTCGTAAGTTCAAAATCAATTCTTTTGATCCTATGTCTGGAAACTACATCTTGATGCAGATTCTGACATGTGTACTTCCTTTCGGTATTTCTGATGCATTGAAGCAGCAGGTTCCCGGATCTGAAACTGCTATGAAGACAGCAAATATCAGCGGAAAGATGATGAGTAAACAGGACTTCATTTCTCTTCAAACTGATATTCTGTCTACTGTGGAGGAAATTCTTCCTTCTGGAAACACTTCTCCAGTTGTTCGTGAAAACGGTACTTATGGAGTTGAGGACGTTACTTCTATCCTCTGTTTGAAGCTCATTATTGCATCTCTTGCATTTAATTATAAAGATTTTTTCAAAGAGCTCCCGTCCCTCGATTCCCTCACAAAGGCGTAGGATTTCAGCTTTGTGACTATCCTTCAGTGAATGCTCGTTTATATCTTCCTGTTATACATGGAAGCTGGAAACAGCATGAGCTTTGGGACGGGACTTATACATTCAACGATTGGCTTGACGCTGTTGAGATCATAGAAGTAGAGATCGAAAATAAACAGCGTCAAGCCGATTATTTAGAAAGCCAGCTAAAGGGGTGATAACTTGGCAGCTGAAACGATGAAAGAATACCTTGTAAAGATCGGTTGGGATGTCGATGAACAAGGTTTTAGAAAGTCCATTGGAATTGTCAACTCTCTTGTTGGTAGACTTTCAGGATCAGCTCTTGGGGTCGCTTCTACTGCTGTGAAGGCAGCAGGATTGGTTACTTCTGCTTTAATTACGGTAAACGAAACACTCGTTTCTGTTGTTGAAACTACTGCTGATCTTGATTTGAAAACTGAAAGATTGGCAAGACAATATTGGACTACAGAACAGAATGCAAGATCTTTTTCTACAGCTTTGAAAGTTATGGGAAAAGATACATCTGATCTGTTGTACATGACTCGAGAGGAATACAATCAATTCATCGAGTTGAATAAACTCGGAAGAACTCTTGAGGCTCCGAAGGGATTAGATGATTATCTCAAGAAAGTACGTGGATTAAACTTCGAAATCAATCGGTTGAAGTTAATTTTCCAATACGGAACTCGTTGGGTAACTTATTGGATCTCTCAGTTTACTGGTCAGGATGTTGAAACATTCACACAAAATCTGAGGAATCTCGGAGATTATATCATCAGAAACATTCAGCCAATTACAAAGTTCATTGCTAAGTTTTTTGAAGCTTTCTATAGATTAGGAAAAGCAGGAATTAAGATTCTTTCTGTTTTAGGAAAAGTAATTATTTGGGTAGTCGACTTGTTCGATTCTCAGGTAACAAGAACAATTGCAATAGTCGCTTTGCTTTCTAAAGTTCTTTTAGCTTCTCCGTTATCTATGTTCATAAGCGCATTGGTAATGCTTCTGTTACTAATCGACGATTATATGACATGGCAGCGTGGCGGCGATAGTGCTTTAGATTGGACGAAGTTTAATGATTCTATTTCTAATCTAAAGGCAAGTTTCGACGGATTAAAAGAAAGCTTGCAGCCTGTAAAGGATCTTCTTGATTATATTTGGAATACTATATTCGGAGATCTTTCACCTCTTGATCTGTTGAAAGTTGCTTTAGACGGAATAGCTGACGTTCTCGATGGAATAGCTGCAGCTCTCAATGTTGTTAAAGCTTTCAATGATGATTTGAAAAACCTTTGGGACGTTATCACAGGAAAGAAAAGTTTTTCTGATTATCTGAATAATAATCAAGGAAATCTCTGGTCAGCTATCAGAAACTTCTTCACTCATAATAAGAAAGATCCTATTTTCGGTAGTGAAGGACTTTTAAGAAGTTTGTTTTCTAGATCTGGAGCAAATACTACTACAGGTTCGTTTGTATATGAAAGAGGCGGCGGATTTGGAAACACAACTAACATGACAAATACATTCAACATTCAGGGTGGAGATCCTGTTTCTATCGGAAATGAAGTGGCAGATAAAATCAGCAAACTTTATCCTACGAGAAGTCCTTATTAAGGAGGTGAAGCAATATGCCGGATGGTTATTTGGCACAGCCATTTAAAGAAATTCAGAATAATGACTACGACGCATTGCTTTACTGTAAAACAAATATCGCAGGATTCTTTTTTGATGGATTTCTCAATGTTTCGCATGAACGTAAATTAACAACAACTTCTTCTCCTGTTGAAACTGGAGCCGCGATTGTTGATCATGCTTATGTCGAACCTGCGAAAATCACGATGAAGATTATCGTTTCAGATGTTCATCAAAGTTTAATTCCTGGACAGTTCGAAGGTGGTTATGCTCGTCATACTCAAGCATGGCAGCTATTAAAACAGCTTCAAAATGATAGAATTCCGATGTATGTTTTTACGAAGCTTGATACTTATGAAAACATGCTTATTACTTCTATCTCTGCTGATGATAATGCAGACACATTTGAGTGTTTAATTGCTGATGTTGAGCTTACTGAAATTCCTGTTGCTAGAGTGAAGGAAGTAAAAATCACTGCGGCTGATCAAACAACTGTTAATACAGAGATGGGAAAGGTCACTGGTTACAATGTTGATCAATCGGTTCTTAAATCTCTGATTAACTATTGGAATTCATTCATAGGAGGTGGCTAAAATGATCAGAGTCCCTCTTACAAATGCACCTAACCAAAGATTTCAATGCACTCTTCCGGTTAATGATGAAAATATTCAGTTTGTTTTTGAGTTGTGGTACAATGAACAGGCTGAATATTGGATGCTATCTCTCACAAATAAAACAAATCAAGAACAGGTATTCGTTAATCTTCCGTTACTTGCAACGAAGAATTCAGTATTTGGAAATTTGATGTGCCAGTTGGAATATAAGAATGTTGGTATTTGTTACGTCTTCCCAACTTCTGAAGATCTTAAAAGTATGCCGAATGATAAAGAACTCGGTGAACTTTACTTAATGGTCTGGGGTGATAATAATGAGCAGCAGTAGACGGTGTTATCCGTTATCTGGTACAATTTATATCACTTCTTCTTATGGCAATCGACAAGCTCCGAAAACTGCTTCAGGATATGGAAGTACTGATCATCTCGGTCTTGATATGGTTTCAACCGGGGCAAATGCTAATAAAACGATTCTTTCTGCTTCAAATGGAACTGTTACAAAAACCGGTTATGGAAAGCAAACAGGTAATTATATCTGGGTTACCAACGAAGATGGAACTGGTTGTATGTACTGCCATTTGAAGAATATTTACGTAAAACAGGGAGATAAAGTTGCTTGTAAGCAAGCTATCGGTTACATGGGATCAACTGGAAATTCTTCTGGTGATCATCTCGATTTCAAAACTTCTACAAATGGAAGTTATTCTACTTCTTGGTCAAATCGACATGAGTATTTTATTGACCCTGCAATTTGGTTAGGAATGCCAGTAAATGGAAGAAATACTCTTCATAAATCGTTCGACGGTGGAAAAGCTCCAATCAATGTGAATTCGTTAATCCCTGCAAACAATCAACAATCTGTTTATGGAAGCACAACTACGACAACAATTTCAAGTAGCTCTACTTCTACAACGGACATTGAACCGTCTGGTGAATATTATAAAATTGTTGATTTGAAAGGAGTTACGAAAGATTGGTTATACGGCAGACGATATAGAGTGATTGTTGATCTTGGAGGAGGAGAAGCTTTCGACGTTTCAAATCTTCGTTGTGAGTTTGAGATCAATAAATCACTTTATTTGAAGATGCAGACTTCTAAGTTAACGATTTGGAATTTGAGTCCCGAAAATGAAAACAAGCTCATTACAAGTGGACAACGAATCATCATCGAGGCTGGTTATAACGGAGAATTCTATGGAAAGATCTTCGAAGGAAATATAATCCAGCCTTTGAGATACAAGGACAACGGCGTTGATTATAAGTTGACACTGATATCTATGGATTCTGATAGGTTTGTTTCTTCAGCAATTATTGGAATTTCTGAGGTTGCAAAACAAAGCAGAAGAAATGTTATCGGTGACATAGCTTCAAAGGCTTCAATTCCTTCTCAAATTGGTAATCTTGTTAAATCGAGTTTCACTTATCCTCGAGGTAAGATTATGTTTGGCAAGGCGTCTGATTATCTTGAGCAGATTGCTAAATCTGAAAAGGCTCGATATTACAATGAAGATGGAAAAGTTAACATTGTAGATGCAGGAACAATTGAGGAAGGATATATCTTCGATCTCGGTCCCAAAACAGGATTGATCAATTCACCTGTTCAAAATGAATATGGTGTCGATTGTGAATGTTTGTTGAACCCGATGATTCGTCTCAATTCTTTGTTTCACCTTGACAACAGTCGAGTTAAGGGAATGGAATATCAGTATGGAACTCCAGTTCGTTCTCTTGATACAGAAGGAATTTATCGAGTGATTGAAATTTCTTATGTTGGTGATACGAGAGGCGATGATTGGAAATGCAAGATCAATGCTATCACTCAATCTGGTATGCTTCCTGATATGGCATTGAATGCAGGAACTCTGATTTGGTAAAAATATTTTTCAGAGGGTATGTACAAACTAGGATAACCTGATATAATATAATCAAGGGAACAAAAGGTCCTTAAAAAGATTAAAAGGAGATAAGAAAATGAATGAAGAAAAATTAAGACAACGTCTCAATGAAATAGATAAAATTCTTGATGATGAATCTATTTCAGATGATGAATTTGATAAATTTGAAGATGAAGCAAGAAGAATTGAAGAGGAGCTCGGGAAAATCGAATGCAGAAGATGTTTTAATAACGTAGACGAACTTAAAAATGTTTCTCAGTGGACAAAAGATTTTCTCAGTTCGTTTGACTGTGGAACTCGTACAATTTCAATTCGTCAAGCTCAAGTATTTGAAAAACTAAATAGAAGAAAACCATTCAAGTTTAACGGAAGAAGATTTGATTGTTCTGGTCCAAATTATAGAATTGGTTTCGGAACTCTCATCGTTACAAAACTTTAAGTAAGGAGAAGATAACATGAAATTTAGAATCTTTCTTGATGAAAATGAAGTATATAGCACAAACGATAAAGATAATGCTGAGGCAGTTATTCTTTTAGTTTCGAATATGAAAGATCAGAAATACCGATTGGTTCGTGATTGTTATGATCATATTAACCAAGAAAAACATTGGTATTTCGAAGAAAATTAAAATAAGATTGGCCTCCCGAAAGGGAGGCTTTTCTGGAATTAAGAGGTGAAACATGAGACTGTCAGATTTATATGGAAATGATTTGACTGAAAGGGAAAAACTTAAATCTGATGTGATGTTTAATCTCAGATGTTGTATTCCTTGCATAGTTCAATCATATGATCCTGGAAAAGGAACTGTTGAATGTCAGCCAGCTATACGTGAAAAGATCATCAATCAAAATGAAGAAATTGAATATCAGAATCTTCCTTTATTGTTAGACGTTCCTGTTGTTTTTCCTTCTACTGATAGTTGGTCGGTTTCATTCCCTCTTAAGATTGGTGATGAATGTTTGGTATTCTTCTCTGATCTTTCTATTGATAATTTTTGGGAAAAAGGAAATGTGCAGAATCCAATTGAAGATAGACGACATGATCTTTCAGATGGTTTTGCTATTCCATGCAATTTAAGTTTGACAAAAGGAAGGAAACTTGCAGACGGCTTATATTTAGCCTCTTCGAATGCTTCTGTTCTCATTGGAAATACGGATGTAGTTTTTACTTGTTCATCTGGATCTTTGAATTTATCTGATTTGATTAAGCATACTCACACGGCTCCTCCGATGGGTGGTGAGACTACTGAGATGAATTTCTGAGGTGATCTCAATGAAATATAGAAAACAAGCTGATTATACAGCTGATTATACATTTGGCTACGGTTTAGGAAACTTCTACGGAGGTAACATGGCTGTAGCACAGGCAATAAAAACTAAAATTCTTTTGTTTTATGGTGAATGGTGGGAAAACTTAGGACTCGGCATTCCTATGTTTCAGTCAATCATCGGACAAACAAACAAGAATACAGTGAATATTGCTGCTCAATCACTTCTAAGAAAACGCATTCTTGAGGTTGATGAAGTTACGTCAATTGTTAGCTTGGATGCTACGGTTGAAAATAGAGTTTTTAGTTGTTCTATTGTTTGCAAAACAGATAATGAAGAATTAGTAACTGTTGAGGTGAGTATCTGATGGCTTACACAGCTCCTTATATTGATGAATTAGGAATGCACATTCCTACTTATGATGATATCCTTCAGGATCTACTTACTTCAATGAAGCAGATCTTTGGAAGTGATATCTACCTTGATGAAGATAGTATGGATTATCAGCAAATTTCTATCTTCGCAAGAAAGATTTATGATACAAATTCACTCGCTCTTCTTGTTTATAATAACAGAACTGCTAATACTTCAGTTGGTGTTGGTCTTGATAATCTCTGTGCTTTGGTTGGTATTAAGAGAAAACCTGCAACTTATTCTGAATGTCAGCTCACATTAACTGGGTCTCCTGGGACTTCTATCACGGGAGGGAAGGCAAGTGATGGAACTTATAACTGGATTTTACCAGGAGATGTGACTATTCCTGATAATGGAATAATTACAGTTCAGGCAACTTGTGAAACGGCAGGTTACATCACAGCAGCTCCTGATACAATCAATAAGATCGCAACTCCAATTTATGGTTGGACAGGAGTTACTAATCAATACTCAGCTACTCCTGGTCGTGATGTCGAAAGCGATGCTAATTTAAGAGCTAGATATTATGTGTCTACTATGCTTCCTGCTGTTTCAATCTTCGATAGTATGCTCTCTTCTCTTGGTTCTATTACTGATGTAAAACGAGTTAAGGGATACGAGAACGATACGAATCAAGTTTCTTCAGAAGGATTCCCACCTCATTCGGTCACATTTGTGGTTGAAGACGGAGATGAAGGTCAGATTGCAGAAATGATCTACAACAAGAAAACGCCCGGTTGTTATACAAATGGAACTACAGATATTGAAATTCTTTCTGAAGCTGGTAACGTTACACATATTCAATTCTACAGGCCAACTTACAAAAATGTGTGGGTAAAAGTTAACATTACAAAGCTGGCTGGTTATAACGATTCTGCTGTTGATAATATCAAGAATGCTTTGGTAAATTATATCAAGAGTGCTGATATTCATGATACTATTTACAGACAGATCCTTATGTCGGTTGTAATTGGACAGCTCACTTCTACAACTTCACCTGAATTTTCAGTTACTGATGTTCAAATTTCAACTAACGGTTCTGCTTACAGTCAGAATGATTTAGATCTTGCATTCAACGAAGCAGGTGATTCTTCTTTAGATAAGATTGAAGTGGTGGTGAGCTGATGGACGACAATACTAAGTATATTGATCTAATCACGTCTGAACATTACAACAAGCCAAAGTATAAAGCTTATGTTAAAACGTTTTTAGATATGCTAAGTCCTGTTGTTGATTGTTATAATGAATACAACATTTTGTTTGTACTCGACACAGCAGTTGGAAGTCAATTAGATATCATTGGAGATTTAGTTGGAATTGGAAGAAATCTTCCCACTGATAATAAAAATATTCCATCTACTTTAAATGATGACTATTACAGGCGTGTAATTCGTTCTAAGATTTACTTTAATCATTGGGACGGAACAAGAGAAAGCTTAGAAAAGATTATTGATAATAATTTTCCCGGTCTTGCTTATGAGTTTGTAGACGATCAAGATATGAGCTATGAAATCACGATTATTGATCCTGATAGTGATCCAGTTGTCGTTGCTTTGTTAGAAGAAGGGTACATTCTTCCAAAGCCGTCAGGTGTTCGTGTTAATTGTAACGTTATTTCTACTCCTTATTTTGGTTGGGACAAAGATACAAACTTTATCAAAGGTTGGGATCGTGGTACTTGGCGCAAAAAATAATACTACTATTTGGAGGTTTGCAGCATGAAAGTTTCTGATTGTCTCAATAATATCCCTGAGAAGCAGCTTGGTTATATTCGAATGATTGATATTGTTATGGGTGGAGAGGCAAACGAAAGAGGTCTTGAAACTTATACGAATAAAGAGCTTTTAGAAGCACAACAGAAAGATGCTCATTGTTATTATAACATTGGAGAGTATTGGCATATTATTTACAGTAAGTAAGGGGTGAAATAAATGCCTATCAATAATTTCAAATTATTTGATGAGAAAAAAGCTAACATGATGTCTGATGATGATTATGCAATCAATCAGCAGCGTCTTAATGGTGTTCAGTCAGGTGTAGCTTCTTCTCAGCTTCAAAATAAGACTTTGTATCAAACTGCTTTGATGTGCTATGCACTTGCACAGCTTATGGCAGCAAACGGTTATGATGCTAATGACGCTAATGCAGTTTCTACTTTTGTTAACAATCTTTCTCGATCTATGGTTCAAAAAGTAGTCGATAAAGCTTCTGCCAATGATGTAGCAAATAAGGTTTCTGGAAAGTGGGTTGATGCAAAGCAGCTTGGAGAACTTAAAAAAGATATTGCAGATAATTACCTTCCTTTACTGGGAGGGACGATGCTTGGCGATTTGCTCTTAAATCGTGATCCCATTTCCTCTCTACAAGCTGCAACTAAACAGTATGTAGATGGAAGAGATAAACTTATTTTAATAGATGATATAATTACGACGTCAATAAATCAAAAAATCACGGTAGATTTTTCAAGTATTGATATGAAAAAGTTGTCTTGTATTATGATTATATCAGGTGTTGCCGCTTCAGGAAGTGGTGTTTCAGATAAAGCTGTTGTTACAGGAAAAGTTTCTGGAAAAGTTTTATTCGAAACGATAGAAGCTATGGGAGGACAAGAAATTTCAATAACATTTATTATTCATAGACCTAAGAGAGTTACAGATGGAACTAAATATTGCGGAGCTTTTTCAGTCGGAGCTAAATTTAATAGGAATGATTCAAATTCATTCGCTAGTGTTGTAACTAAATCTGATATCAGTTTTGATTCTATTAAAACTATTGATTTTGAATTCATAGGTAACACTAACTCTTTTGCTACAATTTATGGATTGATGAAATAAAAATATTTTTATTCAAAATAAATACCGGCATAGTAGACTGTTTCTGTATCTGTAAGATTCATCCATCCATAGTCTGTATACATGCTAAATATTTTTCCACTAGTATCTTTTTTAATTCGTAACGCGTTGCTGATTGAATTTGTTGAACCGTAATGTCCAACTATTTTATATGAATATGAGATATTATCTGTAAAAATAATAGACGGAGTGAAATGATTAACACTATTATCAAATGTATTAACTCCAGAAGGCAATATAATAAGTTTAGGAACATTATCAAATTCAATAGTATAAGGGTTACTACCTGAATATTGAATGCTTGGACTTTTTTTGATTTAATTTCTACCCTTGCAAATTTATCTACATACTGTTTAGTTGCAGCTTGTAGAGAGGAAACTAAAACAAAGGAGAATGATATAATGTATGGGTGAAATTCTTCAAGATATAGCAGGATTCTGTTCAACCATAACAGTAATTACAACCGCTATTGTTCTTTTTGTTAAGCCATTAAGAGAAAAAGCTTTAGGAACAAGAGATATTAAAGAAGGACAGAAGTGTTTACTCAGAGCAGAAATGCTTAAGGTATATTACAAGAATAGATCAGAAGATAAAATTAGGCAGTATGAATATGAAAATTTTGTCTTATGTTATAAAGCTTACAAAAAGTTAGGAGGAAATTCATTCATAGATCATATCAAAGATGAAGTTGATAAGTGGGAAGTTTTAGCATGAATATCTTTGGAAATTCATTCCAAGAAAGTGGAGAGTTTATTTTATTAGTTTTAGTGATAGTTTTAATTAACTTAGTCGGAGCTGAACTAATTTGAAAAAGTTATGGAACAATTTCAAGAAGCAAAAGAAAAGAACTAAGTTCACAGTAATATCAATTCTGAATATAGAAATTTTTACTATTGTTTGCTTAGTATTCGTATTCTTCGATAAGACACTTCCCGATGAACTGATTAAATGGTTCTTTAGGTCATGGACGTTTGAGCTTGCTATTTTGTTTGGAATCAAATTAAGCGATAAGAAAGATTCTTAAAGGAGGAAAAGAAATGAACTTTGATGTTACTGAAATTTCTACCCTTTTAGTTAAGTTAGCTTTTCTTTGTTTAACTGTTTTTGCTATTCCTTATTTCAAGAATAAGTTAGGAAATGAAAAGTTTAATGATGCTTTAGGATGGGTAAAGATTGCTGTTAGTGCTGCCGAGCAGCTTTACAATTCTAATCAGGGAAATGAAAAGAAGCAGTATGTTCTTGATTATCTTGCTTCTAAGGGCTTGAAGCTTGACGCAAACACTCTCGATAAGATGATTGAATCTTGTGTGCTTGAACTTCACAACGAGCTTTACGGTACTACGAAATGAGAGCTTCTGAGTTAATTAAAGTAGCTGAAAAAGAGATTGGTTATACTGAGAAGAAGAATAATGACACTAAATATGGAATTGCATACGGTATGAACAATGTTTACTGGTGCATGATCTTTGTTTGGTGGTGCTTCAATCAGTTAGATAAGTCTCTTTTCTACGACGGTAAGAAATGCGCTTCTTGTTCTCAGCTTATGAATTGGGCTAAGTCAAAAGGTCAATGGGTAACTAAGGATTATCAACCCGGCGACATTTTGATCTTTGATTTCCCAAATACTTCTGTTAAAACAGATCATACGGGAATTTGTGTTACAGCAAATAAGAGCAAGGTCACATCGATCGAAGGCAACACTTCTTCTGGTACTTCTGGAAGTCAATCAAATGGAGACGGCGTATTCAAGAAGTCTCGTCCTATTTCAGTTGTTCTTGGAGCTTATCGTCCTAAGTACGAAAAGGAATATTCCGAGATCCTTAAAGAACGTGCTGGTCTATCCGATAGTACAATCCAGTACTTATCCAAGTACAAGTATGCAGATGATCTATTCAAAAAGCTTGCCACAATGAAGTAAATAGCTCAGGTCCTATAAACCTTCATCAATTCAACTGCAGCCTCTGCACAACCCATTCTTACTTTTTATATCTCACCACTTTTTCTGGCTAAGATCCTCTCATAAGCTTTACCATACTGCAGCCTATAAATTTTTTAATTATTTTGTTAAAAGGGTATGTACATCTCAGTTCTACCTGTTATAATATAATCATAAGGTAAGGAAAGGACTTACCCCCAAAATAAGGAGGATATAAAAATGGATAAACTTCAGGCTAAGGAAAAGATCAACAAGCTTCTCAGACTGGCAAATGATAAGGGAGCTACTTCTTCTGAACGTGATACTGCACTTGAAATGGCCACGAAACTGGCTTCCAAGTATGGTTTCAGAATTCAGAAGGGTGCTCCCTCTACCAGCAATCAGAACAATGCAGGTCCTGCAACTCTGAACAAGAACAGATATGAGTTCGATCTCAATTGCTTCAATAAGAAGTTCGTTAATTTCTTGTTTGAAGTTCTTGGGATCAAGGATTGGTTCTGGTATGGAAAGAAAACCATTAGATTTTATGATTATCGGAACTTCAACGTCGATGAATTCAAGAAGTTCTACAAGAAGTTCGTTTCTGTTTACTATAAGATCAAGAAAACGGTCAATATGACTGAATCTGAATATTTCGGCACGTTCTGCTATTATTTCATGGCAGGAGTTAGAGGAAATACTGGATGGGGTCAGTTTAAGCAAGCACATGAACTCGGTTATCAGTTCGCTGATACTAAATTCTTTTGATGGGAGGTGAAATAATGGAACGAAGAACGAGGGAGGAATTCCTCTCTAATCTCCAACTCGGTAATATCGTAGCTTTCAGGGTTGGAGATTACATGTATTCAGGTAAGGTTGTTTCTATTGTTGATAACCCAGACGTTGGAAAGATTATCACAATTAAAACAAAGAACGGGTCAGTATATTATCCACATATTTCGGAGATTGTCTGGATCAAGAACGGAACACATTGGCCTCAGGGAATTTTTAATGCTTTAAAAGAAAGCAAGAAAGGATAAGAAAAATGGACGCTGTTAAATTTGTCGATTGCTTGGGCTGTAGAAATCGATTCTGGTTAGAAGAAGTCAATGAATAAGAAGGTTCAGTATTGTAAATATTCAGATTCTTGTTTTACGTGCCCAAAAGATGATTGTGTTATAAATGCACACGATATCTGTAATGTAAACAAGACTGAGTACGACATCTACGAACGAGATCACCTAAAAGAAGTTAAAAGAAAGGGGAACTATAAAAAGTGTCGAAAGTAAATATCGATAAAGTAATGGACGATTGCGTATCTATCAAAAATCAGATCGATGGTCTCAATCTATTACTTATCCAAAGAAAGCAAACACTGGCAAAGTATTTCGAGTCGTCAGGTAAGAAGCAGTTATCTAATGATGATTGTGTTATTTCTGTTGCCGAGAAAGCTAAGATCGAGTATGACGTTGATGCGCTTCAAGAAAAACTTCCTCAAGACATTTCGTCTCAGATCATTGAAAAGCACTATGAAATCAGTGACTGGCCTCGTTTTGTTAAGTTTATGAAGTCCAAAGGCATTTCTGGGTCTGAATTGCGTCCTTTTGTTTCCATTCAAAAGCAGGTCGATGAAAAGGCCATTTCCCGACTTTACGATGCCCATAAGCTCACTCTCACTGACATGGACGGCTGCTATACTGCTAAAGTCACTAAATCTGTTGTTTTGAGGTTAAAAAATGCAAGACAGGAGATCAACCTCACTTGATCAATTCATTGCCGCACTCAAGCACTACGATATCTACCAAGAAGATGATCAATACAAGATTATTTGTCCTTTTCATGGCGATAAAAATCCTTCGTTACAAATCAACAAACAAACGGGTTTTTTCTATTGTTATGGGTGTGGCTTATCTGGTGGAGCTTTTGAATTGGTTAAGAATTACGAACCCAACCTTTCCCCCATAGAAATTTATAAAAAGCTTCATTCCTTTGTAAAAGAGGGGAAGGGGGATATAGGGGGTAGGGACGTATATACGTATACTAACTTACCCTATACTCACTCCTTTGTTGATAGTAAAGTTAAGTATAGAGAAGGAATTAAGTTAGCCAAAGATTTCTACTTTAATTTACAAGAAACTAACTGGTATAAACTTCCCGAAGAAGCCATTCCAATTCTTCGTTATATGAAGCACAGAGGATTCACTACTTCTACACTTAAGAAATTCGGAGCTAAATTCACATACAACAAAAACTACCCTATTGTGTTTCCCATGTATGATAACGGAATATTTAGAGGGTATGTTATGAGGACCGATGATCCTACAGTGGAAGACCAAAGAAAATATATGTACTGCAAATCGTTTAGGAGAAGAATCACACTTCCTGGGGACTACAAAAACTCCACAGTTATTCTTGTTGAAGGGTTCCTCGATATGCTTAAAGCTAAGCAATACGGAATTAAGTACGTCGCAGCTGTTCTTGGTTGGAAGTTGACTTCGGAACAATTTGAAAAACTCAAACGTTGCGGAGTGAAAACTATAATTTGTGCTTTAGATAATGACGAATGCGGACGGAAAGGGTACAAATATCTCAAACGAATTTGCTCAGTTAATCACATTTCTGTTAAAAGAATTCGTTACCCAAAATCAATGAAAGATATGGGAGATCTCAATAAAGAGAATTCCAAACTAATTCTAAAGCAGATCAAACAATTTGGAGGAAAATAAAATGGACCACAGAAAGTTCTACAAAGTGACTTTCATCTGTGCCACTGAATCAGATATCACACTAAACAAACTAACGAAATACGTTAAGAAAGCACTCGATATTCTGTTTAAAGCAGATCCCGCAAAGATCAAGGTAGAACAACTTCAGGAACCCAAAAATTTTTGAATTAGGGTATGTACATTTTCAAAAAACCTGTTATAATAGAATCAGGAGGTAAAGGAACCTCACTAAAAATTAAAAGGAGATATCACAATGATTACAACAAAGAGATTCGACTACAAGGAAAAGAAGTACAGAAATAAAGTTGTTCCTGCTTTCTACGAAATCTATTATTTCTGGAATGGAAAGAACATCGCATGGTTCAGTTCGAAAGACAATACACTTTATCTAAATGCTCGGATGCTTGGAAATGATTTCAAGAAATCTTACTTCGAAAGAATGAATGAAAGCAAGTACAAAGAGGCATTCGAAGAGCTCGTTAATTTTCTTTCTCTCGACAGAGCTTCTAAATTATCTGAATTCATGAATATGTAATACAGGGGGATTCAATTCCCCCTTAAAATTGGAGGTTATAAATAATGGCAAAAAATCTTATTGCTGAAATGAAGGAAGCTGTTAAGAAGTCTGGCAGCTCCAAGAAGGAGATCCTTTACTTCCCTGCTGATTCTAACCACCGAGTTAGATTCCTCCAGGAGCTTGATGAAGGACTCCGGGTTGAAATGCACAATGACTTTGAGGCTAAGCTTTTTGCTCCTTGCCGGGACATGGAAAACCATGAGGATTGCCCTTACTGCTCCGATGGAATTTCTATTCAGGAGAACTACATCTGGTCGGTGTGGGATTATGATTCCAACTCGGTTAAGTTGCTTATGTTTAAAGCTTCTGGCGTTTCCCCCATCCCTGGCCTGATTGAGGTTTATGAGGAATTCGGTTCTGTTAAGGACCGAGATATTAAGATCAAGAAGGTCGGTAAGGGGACAGGTAGTTCTTTTGTTGTTACGGCGCTTGATAAATCTCGTTTCCGTAACGATAAGGCTAAGCCTTACAAGGAAAAGCAAGTCCTTGAAATTCTCTACAAGGCATATCCTCTGGACGATGAAAAGGAATCTGATGAGGATGAAGATGAGGTTCCCAAGAAGAAGTCTAAGTCCAAGAAAAAGAAGGAACCTACACTCCGCGAAAAGTTCGAAAAGCTTGACATGGAGGAACTCAAGTCCATTTGTTTAGAGATCGGCATGTCCAAGAAGGAATTCAAGGCCTTCGATGATGAGGAAGAAGTTCTTGATGAGTTGTTTGACAACTACGAAGAGGACGATCTGGCTGAACTTCTTGAAAACCTCGACGATGATGAGGATGAAGATGATGACGATGAGTGATTTCCCTCCGACTCTCACTTCTCTCTATCAAGATCAAGTTGAATTTCAAAAGTTACTTGGAAACATCGACATTCCAAAGGATGATCCCAATGAAATGGCGCACCACCTTCTCGGCCTCGTAACTGAGGTCGGGGAGGTTTCACAGGCAGATAAACGTTGGAAAAAGAACAAAAGAAATAAACATTACGATTTTCAGGAAAAACTCGATGAAATTGCCGATTGTTTTATCTTTTTGTTGAATGTGTGTATTTACTCAGATATTACTCCTTGGCAAATCTTAAATTCAATTGATCACAAGATCAAGGAAAATAAACGGAGGTTCAAATCCCCCGAGAAAGATGAGGAATAAAAATGATCGTTATTCTTGAAGGCCTTGAACGAACTGGCAAATCCACTATCGCTGAGATTCTTGAAAACAATTTTGGTTTTATCAGATTCAAGGATCACAATCACTTAAGATTTATGGATCTTAAAAGTATTGCTAACCGTCTTGATTCTACTCTTTCTATGTTGGTTTCTTTGGACAAGGCAGGTAAGAATATTGTTCTTGATCGGTTCCACATTTCGGAATTGATTTATGGAACAAATGATAGAGGATATCGAGATTACGATTTCGATCATATCTATTACATCGACGAAGTTCTTTCCCATCTTAATACGAAGTTGTATTTGTTGGAAAGAGATGTTAACAATGAATATGTAGAAGCTTTCCCTCGTAAGGTAAATGAATCTGGGTTGTTGGAATATCAGAAGAAATTCAGATATGCTTTTGATAAGTCTTACATCGAGAACAAATGCATTTACAATACTTCTGAGATGAGTTTCTATGATGTAGCAAAGGATATTGCTAACTTCAGTAAGAGGTACGATTTCTATTTGGCTTCTCCATTCTTCAACGACGATCAGATCAATCGTGAAGAAACAATCAAGAAAACATTGAGAGGTTATGGATTCAGAGTTTACGCTCCTCGTGAACATGGAATTGTTGGAAGTCTTGCTTCTCAGGAAGCTGTAGCTTCTACATTCAATTCAAACGTTGAAGCTATTAACAATTCCAGAATGGTTCTTGCTATTACAGATGGCAAGGACATGGGAACAATTTGGGAAGCAGGATATGCTTACGGAAATAACATTCCGATTGTTTACTATGCAGAAACACTTGGAAATAATCCGTTCAACATCATGCTTTCTGAATCTGGTGTTGGTATTTTTAAGGATTATACTTCTTTTTGTAAGGCATGCAATTCTAACGACTTTTATCATAAGGAAGAGGTAGCACATGAGTGAGTTTCTTCTAAAAGAAAATAGGGACAAACTTCAGAGGATGTCCAACATGATTCGGTACAACAATGAAGTTCACATTCACGATGAAAACGTGGCAGAACACAGCTTCTATGTAGCGGTTTATGCAATGGAACTTTGTGATGTTCTTCACATTAAACCTGAACTTAGAAATTTAATTGTTGAAAAGGCACTCATTCATGACATTCATGAGATTGAACTTTCTGATATTCCTCACAATGTGAAGAAAGCTTCTAAAGATCTTGAAGATTATTGCATGGCATTCGAGGATAAATTCAACAGAAGATATTTCAAGAATCTTATCAATTCGATTGATGATTGTAAACTTTGCACTTACGTGGATGCGGTTGTTGAATTGGCAGATGTTCTTTCTGTTAAGCAATATGCACAGCAGGAAGTTATGTTCGGGAATGTTAAGAAGTTCTCTCCAATTCTTGAAAATGCAAATTATCGAATCGATAAGCTCATTGAAGTTATCTCTCGTTATACAATTCACTGGTCGGATATTAAGTTCTTGATTTAAGAAAGGATAAAGCTATGCCTAAGAATAACAATTTGGAACCTGTTAAGCTTCCGATGGATCTTAAGTTCGGAAAACGTCCGAAAACGAGATTTGAAAATAATCTTACAGCTATTCACGTTGATCTTGTCAAGGGTCCAACATTGGATGAGATTAAGGAATGGATCCCTTACTTCGTTGATGCAACTTGGTCAGAACATCCATGCCAAAAACTCGATGAATCCACGAAGGATGAATACATCAGTGAATTGTTCAAGGGACTCTGCCTTCCTACAGCTCGTGAAACAATTACTTTTGTTTTAAGAATCAGAGGAATTTCTCTTCAGGAAGTAACTCATATTCTTAGACATAGACTTTGTTCTTTCTCCGCTGATTGTTCTGGAGATAAGTGGTGGTCAGAAAAGGATTGCTTGGTTCCTGAATCAATTCAGAATTCTCCTGAGTTCTATGAACGTTACAAGAAGATCGTTGAGGAATCGAAACAGCTCTACTGTGACATGATTGATTCTAAGGAAATTTCTATCATGGATGCAAGATCGATTCTCACTCGCAACTTGGAAACGTTCTACTACATGAAGATTGATCTTGGCAACATGGTTGCTTTTATCAATCAAAGAAAGGATGTTCAAATTCAGCCTCAGACTGATAATATTCTGGCTTATGAATTCACAAAGATTCTTTGCAACCTCTATGGGAATTATGTTGCTGATCTTGTAAGCTTTGCAAATCCTTCTCCGTTCTATCAGAAGATGGCAAGAACAGGTAGGGCAACTAACCTTTACTTCCCCGAACCTGAGGTTGATAACTTCGATTGGAATGAAAATGATTTCATTTATCAGTGCAGACGTGAAGAGATGAATGGAACAAATCCCACATCTGAAAAATCTATCTTCACAAAGCTTCAGATGTATTATTTCGACATTTTTAACAAGTATGGGATCAAACTTCCTTATTGGTACTATGAAAGGAAAGAAAAATGAACACGATCACAATTAAGTCTTGGGATGATTTTGTTAATAAGCAGAAAACAATCTTACTTCATGGAAAAGAACACAATAAAGGAATGCAGTTCTACAAAGAACTCTGTCCCTGTGTTGTTGAAATTCAGACTGATTGTATCAGAGATATTGCTAAAAGATTCTTCGAATCTCGGAATCCTTGGAATTCTCCGGATGGAAATGATTTCTGCAGGTTTGAAACAGTTATGAATCATGTGATTTACGGCAAGGAAGATTTTACTGATATTCCTGGTTCGGAATACATTGGTTCTGATTATTATCGAGTCTATAGATGCTTTTCTTTCTACAAGCATGAAAAGATTGCAGGAATTCTTACACGTCGGCAGTTTTCATATTGCTTCGATGAAAAGCTTTGCATGAATGGAATGCAGATTTTTGAGGATGAAAAACTCATGA